ACTATTGTTAATACTGGTACTTTAACTCTACCAACTTCTACAGATACATTGGTTGGTCGTGCTACTACTGATACTTTAACCAACAAGACATTGTCTGCTGCAGTTATCTCTGGTGGTAGCATCACTAATGCTCCAATCAGCGGTTCTACTGGTGCGTTCACTACGTTGTCTGCTTCTGGTACTATCACTGCTTCTGGTAACATTACTGGAGCTGGTGCAGCTACTTCTACTCTCGATGGATTCAACATCGATGGTGGTACTTATTAAAGTAAGCTAAATATACGGTGAGGGCGAGAACCCTCACCCCAGTATATACTGGGTGTTTCATTCTACATAGAATAGGTTATCATGGCTAATACAGTCGTTCTCAAACGTTCTGCCGTTCCAGGCAAAGTTCCATCAACAGGCGATCTATCGCTTGGTGAACTCGCAGCTAATACGTATGATGGTGCCCTATTTTTCAAAAAATCTGTATCTGGTACCGAGTCAATCGTCTCGGTAGCCACACTTGCAGGTACTCAAACTCTATCAAACAAAACCCTCGAGTCTCCTGTAGTTACAGGAACACTAACAGTAAGTGGAAGTGTAGGTACTAACGGACAGATTCTAGCATCCACTGGCACAGGTCTCCAATGGAGAACTCTTAACACTGGCGCTCTGTCTCAATTAACTGACGTTGCTATTAACGCACCTGCTGCTCAGCAAGTTTTAAAATTTAACGGATCTCAATGGGTTAACGCTAACAACGATGCTGCAGTTGCATCTGCGGTTTTCTCAGCGCAAGCTCAAAGCGATTTGGGCACCGTGTCAGATTTGGTTATCGGTATATCAGAAAATTTGGGTCTCATAAATGAACTGGCGTATTTCGTTTATGACATGGGTCAGTTACGCTTAGATGGTATTGTGTCATTATCAAACTTGGATCAATCTGTTAAGTCAGATTATATCGCATACTCTATTATATTTGGATTTTAAGGATAAATTATGTCTCGTAGACTCTCTGAACAATATACGTTTACCCCAGGACTTGCTGGAGAAGGAATTATTAAAATTCCTGGTAAAGTTGAATTAAATCAATTATTGGTGATCACTAACAAATCCATTCAGGAAAATTTGTATGCGTTGGGAGACCCAACCAGAAACGCAACAGTTTCTTATGAACCAAACGATACTACTACATTTTACTCGGCAACTCCTGGTGTGACCATTATTACACTCACAACCAAGAATACTCTTGATATGTTGAGTACGGATAAACTTGCCATCTATACTGATGCTCCAAGTTATCAAGGAACAATAACTCGCCCATATTGGTTCGGTACTGATGCGATTGAGCGTCAACGTGTATCAAGCCCGTTCGCAATGATTGACGCCGACTTTGAATATGGTCTACAGACTACAAAGTGGCAAAACTATTCTTCAGTTAGAAACATTCCAGGTATCTATGAGAAACCTGGACTTGACTTGTTCATCACATCAATTACAACTGATGGTGCGACGCCATCCGTTATTACAGTAACTTGCTCAGCCCCGCATGGTTTGACTTCAGCCGATGCTGTAGTTATGCATGGTTTGACTAATGCCACTGGTTATTCTAAGGCAGAAGGTGCGTTTATTGTAAACGCAACACCATCAAGCACAGTATTTAATTACTTCGCTAAAGGTATCGTTGGAACTAGTGGACAAACTTTATTCGGTAGTTCTACATATGGTCGCCGTGGTGGTTTTTATGCAGGGTCACAACTACCAATCGCTACTGTAACAAGCGATCAATCTAACCCATCTCTTATTACTGTAACTCTTTCTGCAAACCACGGTATGATTCCAGGTTCGCCAATTACATGTATTGCAACAACTTCAGGTTCTGGTCATCAGTTAGTTACAGGTAACTTTTTCTGTGAGAAAATTTTATCATCATCAGCATTCCAGTTTACTGCACGTGTTGGTGGAGTTGTTACTTCTGCTGGCTTGGGATTAAAAGCATTTATTAGATCTGATGCGATTTCTATTCACCGTCCATTCGATGGTGGTGTAATTATTGGACCATATACTCCAGCTTCAGGTGCTACTGCAATTCGTCAAACTAAGAAGTATATGCGTTACCAATCTGGTAAAGGTGTAATGTGGACTTCTGGTGTTTTGTTCTGCCCTACTTTAAATTTGGATCAGATCTCTGCAAATGGAACGGCTTCAGGCTCAACAGTATCTGTAAGTTGCGAAAGTTCTCATGGTCTGCAAGTAGGCGCAACTGTTATTATTAGTGGCGTAGTTACTGCTGGATATAATGGCACGTATGGAGTTTCATCTATTATCGATGAACAAACTTTCACGTACGCTGCTGCTGGAGAGTTAGGTTCTGCAACTGCAGTTCTAACTGATCTACCACGTGTCACTATTAAAAATTGGTACGGATCAACAGTTCGTTCTGGCGCTTTTGATGATCAGAATGGCGTATACTGGGAATATGATGGACAAGAACTTGCTGTAGGTAAGAGATCTGCCACATTCCAGTTATCAGGTTTCGTTGATGTATCTCCAGGGTCACAAGCTGTTACTGGAAATAAATGTAGATTCACTCAGCAACTTCGTGCTGGTTCTAACATCGTAATTCGTGGTATGACTTATAAGATCGGTTCTATTACCGACGATAACACGATGACGATTAACCCAGCATATCGTGGAGTTAATGCATCATCTCGAGTTAAAATGGCAGTTATTCGTGACGTCCGTTTCCCACAATCTCAGTGGAACATTGATAAACTTGATGGTACTGGTGAATCTGGATATGTTGTGAACGTCGCAAAAATGCAGATGATCGGCATCCAATTCTCTTGGTATGGTGCTGGTTTTATTGACTGGATGATTCGTGGTCCAGACGGCAATATGATTCCTGTTCACCGTATGAAACAAAACAACGTAAATACCGAAGCGTATATGCGTACAGCCAACTCAACAATTCGTTATCAAGTTATTAACGAAATTGCAGTAGCGTGTTTAGCGGATAACGTCGCTGTAGGTGACACTACAATAACATTAGATGATGCTTCTCGTTATCCAGTCAACGGCACTGTTATCTGTGAAGGTGAATTTATTAGCTACACAGGAAAAACTGGCAACACGCTAACTGGTTGCGCACGTGGCGCTAGCTTGGTTCAGTTTATCGGTGGATTATCTAGAACATTTACTGGTCGCCCTGCCCAGCCTCACCTTAAAGGTAACGGGTTTAATGGTGTTGCATTAGTTAGCGTAACATGCGCTCCACTAATTAACCACTGGGGTTCTTCATATATTATGGACGGTGGCTTTGATAGCGATCGTGGTTACTACTTCAACTACTCAGATACTGGTAACGTAGTTCCAGCGAATAGCTCTAGAACAGCATTCTTTATTCGTTTGGCTCCATCAGTTTCTAACTCTATTGCTGGATCATTCGGAGATCGAGATCTGATTAACCGTGCTCAATTGTTGCTTGAAAAATTACAAGTTCAATCTGATCAGGGGGTTCAAGTATATGGTATTTTGAATCCAGGTAATATCGATGCATCAACATTAACTTGGCAGAACGTCAACACATCAGCATTGGGTTCTCAACCATCGTTTGCTCAAATTTCTACAAGTAGTACTGTTGCTGCAACACCTGGAGAACAAAACTTCTCAACCCTAGGACAACCAAACGGGTTTGCTGAAATTGATTTGTCATCACTTAAAGAATTAACAAATTCTGCTATTGGCGGTTATAGTAATTATCCAGACGGTCCAGACGTTCTTGCGGTAGTTATTAGAAATTTGAGTGCAACTACTGCTGCCAATACAAACATCAATTTATTCTGGACAGAAGCGCAAGCATAAATACAATACAAGATTAGAGGAAAACCATGGCAACACAAGTACAGTTTAGAAGAGGTACTACTACCCAGAATAATGCGTTTACGGGCGCAGCTGGGGAGATCACCTATGATACCGACATCAAAACCCTAAGATTGCACGATGGTCTTACTCAGGGTGGTGGTGCTATTGTAGCGACTCTACAGGCAACCCAAACTTTGTTGAATAAAACGCATAGTACGGGTTCTGTATGGAATGGTCAAGTAGTTGGGTTGCTATATGGTGGAACTGGTGGTGCGATCACTGCAGTTCCAGGTGCCATTGCATATTCCACAGCAATAGGCTTTGGTCTTTCTCTACCAGGAACTTCTGGTCAAGTTCTAATTTCTGGTGGCACTTCCGCACCATCTTGGGTTGCCTCTACTTCTCTGCAAGCTGGTAACTCTGTCAATGCATCATTCGCAACTAACGTTGCTGGTGGTTCAGCTGGACAGTTAGTAATCCAACAAGATAACTCACTAACTACATTCATTACAGCTGGCGATGCTGGCACGTTCTTGAAATCTAATGGCGCTGGTTACGCTCCAGGTTGGACTTCTGGTCAGGTTACCTTCGGTTCTACTACAGTTACTTTCGGTGGCACGTCTACTTCTCTTGCTGGATTAACTTCGATTGATTCCACATCAGGTGCAACTTCTTTCTTTGCCAGCCCAGCATCACCAACACTATTTTCAACTGGAACAGCCATAACTATTGGTTCTGCCAGTGGTACATTAACATTACGCAATCCAACTATTGTTGGTGCCAATACTACTCAGACTCTGTTTAATACTGTTGCTACAACTGTTAATGCGTTCGGTGCTTCTACTTTAACAACAATCGGTGCTAGCACTGGTACTCATCAAATCAATAACGCAGCACTGGTTCATAACTCAACTGCAGCAACTAAAATTGCGGTTGGTACTACTGCTCAACGTCCAGCTTCTGTAACTGGTCAGATTCGTTACAATAGCGACCTATCTACATTCGAAGGTTTTGGTGCTTCTTCGTGGGGTTCATTGGGTGGCGTTAAATCTGTTGATGGTTTAACATATATCCTTGCTGAAACTTCAGCTGGGTCATCTAATGACGAATTAGAATTCTACGCATCAAACAATACTACTGCAGTTAAAGTTGGTGGTTGGAATATTTCTAGACTGTTGGAAGCCACTGGAACTGTACTCGGTACCCAAACTACTCAAAACTTATTTAATACAGTTGCCACTACCCTAAACGTAGGTGGTGCTGCAACTACTATTTCTCTTGGTGCTGCAACTGGCACTACCACTGTTAACACTACTACTCTTGCTGCTAAAGCGATTACTGCCAGCACAACTTTAGGTGTTACTGGTAATGCAACTGTTGGTGGTACTTTAGGTGTAACTGGTGCTACTACTTTAAGTTCAACACTTAATGCTGGCGCTTCAACATTGGCTTCTGCTTCTATTACAGGCGCAGCAACTGTTGGAAGCACTTTAGGTGTTACTGGTAATACCACTGTTGGTGGTACATTAGGTGTTACTGGGTTAATTACAAGTACTGCTGGTATTTCTGGTGGACCTGCTGCGCATACTACTGGTTCTTTCTCTGGCGTAACTTCGATTACAAACAACACTGCAGCATCTTCTGCGGTAACTGGTGCTTTAGTTGTTACTGGTGGTGTTGGTATCGGTGGCGCTGTTTATGTTGGTGGAACATTAAACGTAGCAGGAAACTTATCTGTTTCTGGTACTACTACCACAACAAACAGCCAATCATTGACTGTTACAACTCCACAATTGTTCTTGGCTTCTGATAACGCTGCCAACGTAACAGACGTAGGTTTACTTGGTGGTTATACATCAGGTACTGCGAAGAAGATGGGTCTTATTAAACAGGCATCTTCTGGCGAGTGGAGATTATTCTCCAACGGTACTGGCGCACCAGGAACTACATATGACTTCACTGGCGTAACATATGATGTGTTGCGTCTTGGTGGCATTATCAATACTGGTAACAACACTATTGCTGGCACTTTAGGTGTTAGTGGTGCAACTACTTTAGCTGGTCTGTCAGCTACAACTGGTTCTTTCTCTAGCACATTAGGTGTTAGTGGTGCAACTACTTTAGCTGGTCTGTCAGCTACAACTGGTTCTTTCTCTAGCACATTAGGTGTTAGTGGTAATACCACTGTTGGTGGCACATTAGGTGTTACTGGTTTAATCACTTCTACTGCAGGTATTTCAGGTGGTCCAGCCACTCACACTACAGGTTCTTTCTCAGGTACTTTAGGCGTAACAGGTTTAATTACTGCATCAGGTGGTTTATCTGGTAATACATCTGGTACTCATACTGGTGCTGTAGTTGGTAATGCTGATACTGCAACTAAACTCGCCACTGCTCGCACCATCGCTTTCACTGG